AGAAACGTTATGTGGTGCGGGGAAGAGGAGTGATGTTTGTAATTATTTGCAAGTCGCGCTGCTCCATTAAGGCAAATGGAACATGCCACAGTGCAGCAAGCCTTGCTCCATTAAGGGTTCTGGCAAATGGAACAGATGAAATGAGAATAAAATCAATAGCTTATATCTATGTTCCATCTGCTCCATCTTGTTCCATTAGGTCAAACGGAGCAAAGCCCTTGTGTTCCATTTGGTGGTGGGGGTATATAGTAACCCCACCCCATGGGACACGGGGAGTATTTTAGGATGAAAGAGTTCGATCAATTCCTGCTGAATATGGATATGAGCGATACGCTGGAGCAACAGCTCGAGCGTGGCCAACTGAAATCAAAGACCGGCCACGTGCCGCAACATAAAGCGAAGGCACCGCATGGTAAGCCGAATCAGAAGCTGAGCGATGATGACGTGCGGACGATCAGGCGCCGACTGGCCAATGGGGAGAAGCACAAGACCGTGGCCGCGAGCTATGGGGTATCGGTGGGGACAACGTACGATATCTGGAAACGACGTCGCAGGGCCAGCGTACAGTGATAGAATGGTATAGGAGAATTATGATATGAGCCAAAAGAAAGCAGCGTACGACCCAAAGCACGGTGGCAAGCAGAGTAAGGCAATGACGCAGGAAGAGTGCGCCAAGTTCCTGTACACGTACAGTGAGACTGGCAACATTACCAAGACCTGCCGGCTAACTGGCTTAACCTATGAGCGGGTGAGCAAGCGACGCAAGACAGATCCAGCGTTCAACGATGCGTTCCTTGAGGCCAAAGAGCTTGCGATCGACATGCTGGAAGACGAGGCACGCCGCCGCGGGCACGATGGTATCGAGAAGAAGATATTCCACATGGGCATCTGTGTTGATATCGTCAAGGAATACAGTGACGGTCTGTTGAAGTTTCTGCTGCAGAGCCTGCGCCGCGATGTGTTCGGTGTGAAGCAGGAGATCACGCTGCCGGCAGTGGACACGCCACCGGAACGGGTCAAGGATGCTGAGAGTCGCGCGAAGTTATTGAAGCTGGTGGGCACCGGCAAGGGGAGACCGGAATGAAAAAGTTAATTGGTTGGTGTGTAGCGTGGGGCTGTTGGTGGTTGTTTGATCTAGTAATGTGGCTACCGTATGGCGACAGCACTGATTTACCTTCATGGTTTGTGCATGTAGGAAAAAAGTATCAACGTAACGCAGGCTTGATCTCACCGTGGCTGCTGTAAGTAAACGCTTCCGGGCCGTACTGCTTGAGCCCAAGGAGTACAACATCGTGGCCGCTACCATTGAGCAGGCGGCCAAGCAGATGAAAAAGATCGCGTCGCGTCGCGACATACCTGACATCGCCGGCAAGCTTAATGACGAGAACCGGGAGCAGGCCAAGATACTGTTTATCGTCGAGCATCCGTTTGACTGACAACGCACTGACCGATCGCGAGATAGAGTTACTGGCCAACATTCACAGGGGCTCGGCACTGTGGCTACCCTGCCCGGAGAACATACCGCAACTTATGGCCTACCTGTCCCCGGCCGATGTGCTGGGGTTTGGTGGCGCGGCTGGCGGGGGTAAGACGGATCTTGTGTTGGGCAAGGCCCTGATGCAGCACCAGATCAGTGGTATCTTTCGCCGGCACGGTACCGAGATGACCGCAATCCTCGACAGGCTGACCCAGATCATTGGCACGCGCGATGGCTACAACGGGCAGGAACATATCTGGCGTTTTCCAAAGCGCGGGCAACAGCTGGAGTTTGGTTCGACACCTCACCTTGGCGACGAGAATAAGTATCAGGGCAGGCCGCACGATCTGTTGGCGATGGACGAGGCAGTCAACTTCTTCGAGTCACAGGTCAGGTTCCTGACCACGTGGTTGAGGAATGCAACAGACCCGCGCCAACACTGTCAGCTACTGTTGACATTCAATCCACCACAGGATGCAGAGGGCCGGTGGATCATCGACTTCTTTGCACCGTGGCTCGATCGCAAGCACCCACTACCTGCATCACCGGGCGAGCTGCGCTACTTCCAGATGCAACTGGACGGCAAAGAGATCGAGGTGCCAAGAGATGCGCCACCGATTATGATGCTGGACAAAATGATTTACCCGAAGTCGCGCACGTTCATACCGTCACGTGTTTCTGATAATCCTTACTTGGGGGATACTTACTTGGCACAGCTCGCATCACTACCTGAGCCCCTTCGCTCGCAAATGTTACATGGTGACTTTCATGCAGGCACCGAAGACAGCGAGTGGCAGGTCATCCCAACGGCATGGGTTGAGGCAGCGCAGGCCCGCTGGCAACCGCGCCCGGTCAAACCTGAGATGGAGAGTATGGGCGTTGATGTTGCGCGCGGTGGGCAGGACAATACCATCCTGATGGCGCGCCACGATAATTGGTTTGATGAGCCGATTGTGTATCCCGGCACACAGACACCGGACGGGCCAACGGTCGCCGGCCTAGTGGTCGCGCAGCTACGTGACCGCGCTGTAATTCATATCGACGTGATTGGTGTGGGCGCCAGTCCGTATGACTTCCTGAAGAAACACTTCCAAGTTATCGCGGTAGACGGACGCCGGACGGCACCGGGCACCGATCAGTCCGGCGTGCTGACCTTTAGAAACGAGCGCACACACGACTGGTGGCGATTGCGTGAGCTGTTAGACCCGAAGAACAATAAGAACATACAGCTGCCCCCCGATCGCCAGTTGCTACTGGACTTATGTGCGCCACTGTGGAAGGTGCAGGGCAAGATGATCAAGGTCGAGAGCCGCGAGGATATTATCAAACGGATTGGCAGGTCGCCCGATTGGGGCTCTGCGTGTATCTACGCTGCGCGAAACACACCGAAGCTGCACGTGATCGATAACTCGACTGCGGGCGGGTTCGGTGACTATGACCCCACTGGTGGGCACCAAAGCTAAAACCCCGTGATAAACTGACCAGAGCGTTGTGTTTTCTGTTTAGCGGAGCGGGTATGTGCTTTGAGTCAATTGGTGCGTGGATCTCGTCTCTTGGGGCAGGAGGTACCACCGCAGGTACTGCGGGCACTACCGCCGCTACATCAGGCGGCGCCGCTATTAATGCCACCGCGGGGGTCTCCGCTGCTAAGGCGGGTACCGTTGTCAAGACCGCGAGCACCGCGGCCAAGGTAGGTAAGGGACTCGACACCGCGGCCACGGTGCTCGGTATCGCAGGCGCTGCCAAGTCGCTGACAGCTAAACGTCCCAGTTTCAATGCACCCCGTGCGCAGGGGCAGTCCCGTCCAGATGTGTTTGGTCGCGCGAAGGGGGGCAAGTCAGCTGGGCCACGTAGCGGGGTTTCTTTACTGAAAGGCAACACCGGCACGCCAACACTGCTCGGGGGCTAGGTGGCCACAGCTTCCAAACACGAGACCCGGGTAAGGTTGCTCCAACGCTGGGGCGCGCTGAAGCAGGAACGTTCCTCGTGGCTTGTCCACTGGAAAGAAATTGCAGAACAGCTACTGCCCCGCAGCGGTCGATTTCTTGACACAAACGCTGCGAGTGCCGCCAACCGTGGTGATAAGAAACATCAGAACATTTACGACAGTACGGCCACAAGATCTGTGCGCGTGCTGTCCGCTGGCCTGTTGGCCGGCATGTCCTCACCAGCGCGACCATGGTTTCGCTTACGCACCCCTGACGATGCACTGAATGAAAGGGAACCGGTGCGACTGTGGCTCAGCGAAGTAGAGAAGCGCATGCGGCAGGTGTTCAATCAATCGAACACGTACCGCACGCTACGGTTTCTCTATGAAGAGCTTGGCGCGTTTGGTACCGGTGGTGATATCTACCTGCCCGATTTTGATAAGACAGCGTGGCACTACCCAATGACAATTGGTGAGTACGCCATATCAACGAACGACAAGGGCATTGTGGACACTGTGTACCGTTCGTTCGAGATGACGACCGCGCAGTTGGTCAGCCGCTTTGGTCTGGATAACGTTAGCGAGAATGTGCGCAACCTGCACAGTACCTCGCGCAGCTTCGACAGCTGGCACCCGGTGGTGCATGCGATCGAGCCGCGCAGGGAACGCGATCCGATGGGCCTTGGCAACAAGAACATGGAGTTCACCAGCGTCTACTTCGAGGTGCAGGGACACGAGGACGAGGTGCTGCGAGTCTCGGGGTTTGATGAGTTCCCCGGGCTGGTGCCGCGCTGGCAGACACGCGCACAGGATATTTATGGGGCCAGCCCGGGCATGGAAGCCTTGGGCGACATTAAACAGTTACAACATCAGCAGCTGAGGAAGTCACAGGCTATTGACTATCAGACGCTGCCCCCTTTGCAGGCGCCGGCTAACAGCAGGCTGTCTACTAAACCGGGCACCGTGTCCTACGTGGACGTGGCCAATAGTCCGGCGAAGACTTTGTTTGACGTGAATCTTCAGCTTGATCATCTGCTGCTCGACATACAAGACGTGCGAACGCGCATTAAGCAAGCTTTCTTTGAGAAGATCTATTTCTGATGCTGATCGGTGACAATCGATCAGGTACCACGGCCACTGAGATTGTCGAGCGGCAGGAAGAGAAGCTGTTGATGTTGGGCCCGGTACTAGAGAGTTTGCAGGACGAGTTACTGTCGCCGCTGGTCGAGATGACGTTCGTGTACATGCTCAAAGCGGGACTGGTACCCGAGCCACCACAGGAACTTGACCAACAGCCGTTGGTCATACAGTTTGTGTCACTGCTCGCCCAAGCACAGAAGCTGGTGGGCATTGGCAGCATTGATCGTTTACTGGGCACGCTCAGCGTGCTGACCGAGAGTAAGCCCGAGGTGTGGGACAAGGTTGACAGCGATCAGGTAGTGGACGTGTACGCGGACTTACTGGGCACAGATCCTAAGATCATTGTGTCTGACGAGAACGTTGCATTGATACGCGAAGAACGCGCAGCGTTAAAGCAAGCAGAGCAAGCGGCAGTGGTAGCACCACCACTGGCGGCTGCAGCAAAAGATGTAAACGAGATTCAAAATTCGCAGATCAGTCCCGAGGGGCAAGGTCTGCAGCAATCATTAGCGGGACTATGAGGGTAGGATAATGGCACAAGCTGTAAAAATTCATGGGCACGACAGTTCGTTGAGTGGTGCGCAAGCAGCACTTATTAAAGTTATTGCGGAATCGTTACAGGTAACTCTGGGTGATATTATAGCTGGCGAGCGAAACAATGCCAGCGCAACGAATTCCTATCTGGTCACGCGCAACGAATCAAACGGGGTGATGCTGGATGATGGAACGAGTGCGACGGCGGTTTCCGGTGGTGTTCCGGCCCATTTCATGGGGGTCTATATTTCTACGGCCTTGACCGGCACACTGACTATTGCTGGATTGAGGACTGCGGCCGGCGTTGAAACAAGCTTAGTGATCCCCGACGCAACCCCTGCTGGATTCCTCGACTTCCATGACGCCCGGTGTGAAACGGCACTGATCGCAACCAAATCAAGCGCCTCAGACGACGATAATATCGTTGTGTTCTGGCGACCAATCTCTTAGGAGTTGACCATGGTTTCAAGGATTCAGCAAGGGGTAGCGAACTACATGGCGGTCTCCCCTGATCTGGTCGATCAGTTTGATACCACGGATGACTCCACTGTTACGGGGTCACCGGTGACAGCGGAACTAAGCTCTGCCCAAGTATTAAACGGCGCGACCTCTTGGCATATTCTGGGCCCAGCGGGAGGTAATCAATCGATGCACATTGACCCAGCGACACCTCCGCTGAACTGGAACGGGTATATCCGCTGGTGGGTGTATGTTGTTGACTGGACGCTGCTGACTAATTTCCAGTTCAGGGTTGGGGACACAGCCAGCTTGGTCAATGAGTCAGTGGTTTATACCTACGATATTGTGGGCTCTACCGTGCATCAGTATAACGGCTGGCATCTGATTGAGATTGGGCCAACTGCGTGGGTAAGACTTGCAGGAGCTGCTGATGTTGATGATATTATCCGAAACATTGCTGATGCGGGAATAGCCAGAACGAGGATTACAGCAAATCCGGAAGGATCTGAGCAGGCAGAATTTTATGTGGATTCTGTTTGGGTCAACGGCAGAAGTCGGCCACAAATAATGATCGTTTTTGACGATGGGCAGATCGGGCAGTTTAATATTGCCAGGGACATCATCAATGCTGCCGGGCTCAAGGTCACATTCGCGCCCGCCAGAACCGCGATTGGCGGGGCTAATTTCATGACGCTGGCCAACCTTGAGACGCTCAAGGCAGATGGACATGCTTTTGCCGTCCATGGAGCAACTGATCTAACAACGCTTCCGTTCGATGATGCTGTTGCCGAAGTCATTGCTGCGCAAGCATGGACGGATTCTTACGATCCTATTGGCCGACAGGTTCTGATTTATATCAACGGCAACACTAATGACGCACTGACAGATGAGTGGGAACGGCTCGGGATAAGAATCGCCCGGCACGCATCAACTCCTTCGAATTGGAACGGGGTTTCATATTTCCAGAATGCGTTAGCCCCGAAGGCGTCTGCAATGCGCGGCATAATTTGTGGGCAGGTAGCCTCTCAGTCTGTTGCAACGACCACCAGTAATATCGACGATATGATCCGAAATGGGCAGCACGGATTTTTGATGTACCACGACATTGTGGCAACAGGGGCGACTGTTCTGGAGGTGAACACAGCTGATTTTCAAGCTGTTATTGATCATGTCGCAACCCGCCAGAACCAAGGTCTGATAGACGTAGTGACTACTACCGATTTGATCAAGGGACTGGACGTGTCACGGCGAGCGGTATAAAAGGTAGTGGGCACCACTTCCGAAAACTCGGGGTATACT